TCGTCGGTGGTGCCGCGATCACGGCGTCGAGAGCCGTGCCCAGGCCGGCGGCATCAACTCGCTCGGCGGCGTGCTCGTGAGCGAGGAGCTGTCGAGCGAGATCATCCGGCTCGTCGAGGAGTTCGGTGTGGTGCCGTCGGAGTTCCGCCGCGTCTCGATGAACACGGACAGCATTCTGGTCGCCCGTCGCACCGGCGGTCTGTCGGCTCGGCCGATCGGCGAGAACGCTGCTCCGACGACCAGCGACGTGACGTTCGACAACGTCAACCTCGTGGCGAAGCTGTGGGGCATCGACAACCGCGTGCCCAACAGCCTGCTCGAGGACTCGGTGGTGGACCTGGCCGACGCCATGGCCGTCGAGGTGGCGCAGTCGTTCGCGGAAGCGTTCGACAACGCGGGCCTCATCGGCGACGGCGGCAGCACCTACCACGGGACGACGGGCGTGGCGACTGCTATCAACGATGGCACGCACACCGCGGGCGTGGTGACGGCGACCAGCCGCACGACGTTCGACGCCCTGACGCTGACGGACTTCACCAACCTCGTGGCTCGGCTTCCGCTGTTCGCTCGGCGGTCGGCGAAGTTCTACATCAGCCCGGCCGGCTACGGCTCGTCGATGCTGCGGCTCATGGTTTCCAACGCTGGCAACAATGCCTCGGACATCGCTGGCGGTGCGAACCTCCAGTTCCTCGGTTTCCCGGTCGTTCTCTGCCACCCGCTTCAGTCGGCCCTCACCGGCACGACCGGCACGGTGGCCTGCCTCTTCGGCGACATGAGCCAGGCAGCGACCTACGGCGAGCGGCGTGCGGTCACGATCAAGACCGACGGCAGCCGCTTCATCGAGTACGACCAGACGCTGACCTTCGCGACCGCTCGCGTGGCGATCGTCGCCCACGACCTCGGCTCCACCACCAAGGCCGGCCCGGTGGTCGCCCTCAAGTTCGGCTGAACAACACCCCCTTCCTAGGAGACTCTGATCCATGAACCACGTTGCTGCTACGAAGTCCGCTGCGGCCGGCAAGGGTGCGGTCTACACGTCATCGCAGACCGCGACCCTGACGCTCGACACGCTGGGCTACGCCTATGCGTCCATTGACGTGATCGCCGGCCCTGCGGCTTCGACGTCGAGCGTGTACCAGACCCTGACTCTTGGCGAGTCGGATGTCAGCACCGGCACCTACTCCACCGTCACGGGCTTCTCGGGCGACCTCAAGCCGGCGGCCTATGCCGGCCAGACTGTGACGGACACGATGACCGTCTCGCGGCTGGACATCGACCTCCGCGGCAAGAAGCGCTACCTGCAAGTCAAGGCGAGCCCCAACACCGACACGGTGATTGTGGTCTCGGCTCGGCTCGGCCGCGGCGAGGCTGGCCCGGTCGACGCGACCGGCAAGGGTGTGAAGGTCTCGGTCGAGTCCTGATCGCTTGACACTATCGTCATTCTGGACGGCTGGCAGGGAGCAATCCCCGCCAGCCGTCTCCTTTTTCACGAGGTATCAGAATGATCGTCAAGGTGGGGAACACGGAGGCAGATATCCGCGTCGAGGCGGTGCTGTCGATGCCGCGGTTGAGCTTTACCGCAAACCACTTCGCATGGGCTCAGGCGCTCATGCCTCTGGGCATTCGCCCCACGATGGGCACTGGTGCGTTCTGGTCACAGGTGAACTCTCGCATCTTCGAGCAGTTCATTGATAAATGCGAATACATCCTCACCATCGACTACGACACGTTTTTCACGAGGGCCGACGTTGAGCATCTCTTCACGATGGCGCTCACGTTTCAGTGCGACGCACTGACCGGGCTGCAGACCAAGCGGGAAGACGGCCGGCCGATGCTCACGCTCAAGGGCACGCTCGACAATCCTCCCGCGACCGGCAGCACGACGGTGCCCGCCAGTTGGTTCGGTGAGCCCGTGCAGGAAGTGGACTCCGCGCATTTCGGCCTGACGGTGCTGTCGACGGCGGCGCTGAAGCGGTGCAAGAAACCGTGGTTCTGGTCGCGTCCCTCGGAGGACGGCACGTGGAACGACGGTCGCCTCGATGACGACATCTACTTCTGGAGAAATTGGCGAGACAGCGGGAACCGCGTGTTCGTCACGCCGCGAGTGATTCTCGGACACGGCGAGTACGTCGTGACGTGGCCCGGCAAGGATCTCAGCTCGCCTGTTTTCCAGTGGACGACGGAGTTCACGAGCAAGCTGAAAGCCCCCGACACTGCATGGAGCGTGCCCCAATCGTGAAAATCAAATTCCAGAAGAATTACTCGACCTACCGGCCGGGCGACGTTGTCGATTGCGACGAGGCAGTGGCTCGTCGGCTCATCGCCGAGGGCACTGCCGTAGCGGATAGGCAGGCCGACCTGATTGAGACGGCGGCACTTGAGCCTGGCGGCGAGTCTGCGGACCTGACTCCGCGGCGACGTGGACGACCTCCCAAGGAGCGAAGTGTTGAACTACCGCAGCATCAGGACGGTCACGCAGCCGATAGTTGAGCCTGTCTCGCTGGCCGAGGCGAAGGGCCACTGCCGGGTCGACTCCACGACCGACGACGCCTACATCGCGTCGCTGGTGACGGCGGCACGTGAGTGGGTCGAAGCCTACATGGACGAGTCGCTCGTCCACCAGCAGCTGACAATGAAGATGGACGGGTTCCCCGTCGAGATCTCTTTGCCGCGTCCACCGATGGCAACTGCCGGCACGACGACTGCCGTCACGGTCACGTACACGCTCGACGAGAGCGGCACGACGGCAACGCTGTCCTCGACGCAGTACCGCGTGGATCGGGACAGCACGCCGGGCGTGATCCGCACGAACTACGGCGGGGCGTGGCCTGGACACATCATGGATTACAACGCCGTCACTGTGACGTGGTGGGCGGGTCGCGGCTCGTCCGGAAACGACGTGCCGCAGGGCGTCCGCAATGCCATCCTGATGCTCGTGGGGCACTGGTACGAGCGTCGGCTGGCGGCCGATGCCGGGGCGTTGAATGAGATCCCATTCGGTGCGAAGGCGCTGCTCGATGCTCAACGCTGGGGCTCGTACCGATGATTGACCCTGGCAAGCTCCGCGAGCGGGTGACGGTGCAGGTCGCCAGTGGCACGACCAATGCCCTCGGCGAAACGGTGCTGACGTGGTCCGACTCGTCTGCCGTCTGGGCGAGCGTGGAGGGCGTGTCGGCACGCGAGCAGATCACGGCAGGGCAGAGCCAGACGGCGATCAGCCATCGCGTGCGGCTGCGGTATCTGCCCGGCCTGACGCAGTCGCATCGCTTCTCGTGGCGGTCCCGCACGCTGGAGATTGTCAGCCTGCTCGAGCACGGCAACCGCCAAGAGCACGAGGCCATCTGCCAGGAGAACACCTAGATGGCGACAGCCGGTATCGTCATCTCGGCAGACTTTCCCGACCTCAAGCGGGTCGGGGACGCTATCCGCGGGCTGGGCGATAAGAGATTCACCGCCCAGGCTCTCAAGGATGCCCTAGAAAAAGCCATCTACCCGGCGTATCTGCGGCTGCGTGAACTGTCGCCTGTCGGTCCTACCGGCAATCTGAAGGCCGCGGCCTCGCACTTGGTGAAGGCATACCCGCGTGATGGTGCTGCCGTCGGCCTGATTGGCTATCGCCGGGCCAACAGGCAGGACTCTCGCAGCGCCGCCGGCGGCAAGGTCCGTGTCTCTAGTGCGTCTGTCGGTGACCGTGCGAACCACCAGTGGCTCGTCGAGTACGGCACGCGGCAGCGTGTGGTCGGCAAGTTTTCAAACAAGCCTTATGAGCGGAAAAGCCCGGCGGTGCCGTTCGTGCGAACCCGCATGGGCCGGCAGGAGACGGTTCGCGGCAAGGGCGTCGTCCACGAGGTCAAGAAGGGACAGAACGCCTACATCGCGTCGAGCTTCAAGAGCCTCGGGCCATTCGACCTGATTCGCCAGCGAAACGGCCGGGTCCAGACTGATCCGCCGTATCCGGGGGCGTTCTTTCGCAAGTCAAAAACGCCCATCGTGATCGCACCGACGCCCGTGGGCGGTCGTGCAGGACGCCCGCCGGTTCGCACTGCTTTTGAACAGTCGCAGAGTCAGGTGGCGTTCATCCTGCAGCAGGAGCTGCGGATCAGCCTGGAGCGAGCACTGAGCACGCTCACGTTCCGCGGCGAAGGCACCCTCTCCGGAGTCTGACGATGCCTTTGAAATCACCAGAGGCTGCCGTTCGCAGCCGCCTCGTCGCGACAGCCGGTGTGACGGCCCTCATCGGCACCCGCATCTACCCCGTGATTGCACCGGCCACGGCTGCCCTGCCGTTCGTGACGTGGCGGCGGGTGGCGGTCGAGCGAGCACAGTCCCTCAAGGGACCGATCGGCACGCCGACAGTAAGCCTCTCGGTCGACATCTTCGCAGAGACCTACGAATCCGCGAGAGATATCGCAGACCAGTGCCGGCAGTCTCTGGATGGCTGGGGGGGCACATTGGAAAATGTGACTGTGGCGCGTGTGTCGCTCGACAACGAGAGCGACGGATTCGCCCAGTTGGCCGGCGGCGACCTCCCGCCGGTCTACACAGTGCAACAAATCTACGGCATCCTCTGGCAGGAGAGTTGACACATGGCGATCACGCCTCATGACGGTGCGGGTACAGTGTTCACGTTTGGCGGCACGGCCTTCACCGTCACGAACATCGTGTACAATCTGGCCGATCCGGCGACCGACAACACGATTGACGTGTCGCACCTCGGGCTCACCGCCGGCAACGCCGTCAAGACGATTGACCGCCCGCTGACCGGCAACGCCACCGACACGGGGCGGCAGGTCACGATCGACTATCTCGGCAAGGCTATCGTCGCAGACGCCTCCAGTGCCGCCATGTCGATCTCGCACGCCGGCGTGACGTTCCTGTCGAAGGACGCCACGGTCGTCAGTTCGTCGGTGACATTCGCGACGAACGACGTCATCAAGGGCCAGGCGGTCTTCAAGGTCGCACGCTGATCGTCGTGACGGAGGCATCCCGTCATGGCTGACTATGCTGCCGGCGTTACCGTGACGTGGAACAGCGTTGCGTTCACCGAGGTCACTGACTTCAAAGTGACGCTCGGCGGCAATCTGCCGATCTCGCGTGCAGCGCCAGCTGGCAGCGCGTTCTCGCTTGACCTTGGCACTATAGAGATAGCGTGCCTCGGGACCGCGAACTGTAGCGT